CAAGCTGCTGCGAAGCCTGTACCGCTGCCATGCTCTGCTGCATCGCCGTTTCTTGCTGTCGTTGATCAGCACGCGCCTTACGCAGCGCATCGCGTTCCTTAATGCCTACGAGAATCTTCGTTGGAGCACCTTCGCGCTCCGCGAACATCCTGATCGTTTCGTCATCATCAAGATTATCAAACACCGCCATATCACCGCCCTTCGCCTGAGAAATCACCCCGGCGACCTGGTAGACCCTGGTGGCGGCCGATGATTCATTTTTCTTCTGAGCCGTCAGCAATGGGCTTTCGTACTCGGTTACGATGTTGGTGGCATACTGGTAGACGATGTCAGGCAGGGGCGGGAACTTCCCAGCTTCCTCTAGCATCCGCCAAACGTCATCGAGGTCCGCGTCCAGGTGCTCTATTTTCTGCGTACCGAGCATGGGTCCGAGAATCTGTAGTTTTTCCTGCTTTCGTTCCATGATTTCTATCACTGTTCTGTCCGCGCTACCCTGGTAATCGGAGAGCATCAGAAACGCATCGACATAGAACCGCCTCTGAACCGCCTTCGACTGCCTATCTTGGGCATCCACCGCGAATGGAAGGCTGGTTACGGTGTGGATAGGCGCGATGATATTTCCTCCGGTCAGAGCGTGGCTATATCGGTTCCTGCCGCGTGGATGCAGATTGGGTTCTTTCTCGAATCCGTCCGGAATGGCCATGGCAGGTTCCACCATGGATTCACCAGCGATCATATTCATTTTCGCCTGAGCGTTTAGCATACCCATGTCCTGCAAAACTTTGATGCCAGGACCTCTTCCGTAGGGGCTAAAATCACCGGGGATCTTTTCCCATCGCCATACAGACGCTGGAAAATTCCGAAAACCAGCTTCGGACATCACCCGCTTGGTCCCGGAGTCGATCCAAACTTCGGCCCATTTCATATTTTGGGCGTCGCGCATACGATCGTCACGCTTTATGTCAAAATCGTCCCGCGGAACTATCGCGTGGATAAAATCGAATTGCGTGTCTATGTTTGTGCCCTTGGCGGCATTTCGTACCGCCTCCGAGCATTTTTCACCCCATTCCCGGTAGGCGTTACGCGCCGTCCATTTACACTCGCGAAACAAGGTATCCACTTTCCCGTAGCGGTTTTCAACTATCACGCAATCCGAGAGTTTCAAAACTTCGAATCGAAACATTTTCTCGGGATCTTTTTCGCGCCACTTAATAGCGGTCCCGAGGGCTCCGCACTGCCGAAACGCCTGTTTCGTCTCGTCGGGAAAATTGGACGAATACAAGTATTTCATCGCTATGTTTTCGCGCTCCTCCAATGCCTCGCGCACTTCGTCGACATCATTGAGCCAATCCGGATCGACCTTCCACCGGAACCATTTGTAGTTTTCGGGCGTGAGCCCGTTGTACATGCCACTCGTCATGATTTCGGCCGACCATTCGGGCGTACCATCATAGGCCTTGCTGCCGCGCTTCTCTCCGGGGTTCCGATATGCTCCCGATAGCATTGATCCCATCTGTGGGAACAGTAACTCGATGACTGGATTCCAGAGATTGGTTTCCCACCAACGGCGGATCGTTTTGCCGGCGTCCATGCGCGCCAGGATCTGGCGAACCTGTTCTTCAGTAACCATGCGCCTCTCCGCTATCGGTAATCGTGTAGTGGATCGTAATCATCATTTTTCCGGACCTGCTTCCCGGTCAATTCTAGCGGCATGAACGATGCGACCTGCAACCCGGACATGATGTCGTAGCGCGTTGCATCCATGAGATGGTCGGCCTGTTTCACGATCTTCCCATTTTCATCGCGCCGATACATTCGGTATTCCTCGAACCAATGTCTCAGGCTCCTAAATATTTTGATACGGCCTGACACCATACGGTTGTAGACCTCGAATAGACCAGCCTCCACGGCGTTAATCGCGAACGTCAGGTTGAGACCCAACACGCGGTATTGGTGAACGAGTTGTTCTCCATCTTTTTGGGATCGTCCCGAGGATGCTGGATCAATCACCCCGCGTATCCACTCACCACGTGATTTTATGCCCTGCGCATGCACGGCGGGCTCGGCTTGCCCCGTGTAATACTCGGAATAGAGGTAGACAATGTCCGCATCCTGGTCCCACGCGCTCCATATAGCCGCTGTCATGTTCCATCCAACATCCAGTCCGTAGGACCGTTTCCACCACGCGGGGATAGGAAAATCGGACACAGCAATATCCTCTTCCGGAACCGGGTAGATAGCACCGCTGCCTAACTGAGGTATACCCTTGGACCGTGCGTCACGCTGGTAGGGTGGGATGGAATTCCATAACTCCTTCTTCTCATCGTCCGACAGGTGCGGAGCATCATCCCACGTCGCCATTACCACCGATCTACTCATGGGGAACCTGCCCTCCCGGGAGGTACATCAGCACGACCTCGCTCAGTCCCATCAATGGCGTGAATGTGCACATGATCATCCCACCCTCGAATCCGCCCGTTCGCATGGTACGCAATAGGCATTCGGTATAGATTGGCATGGGAGGTTCTTCATCCAGCCATATGACGTGTTTCTCGGTGCCCTGGAACGCTTCACGGCGCTGATCGTAGCTCTTGAGCCCGAGTGTGCTAATCCCTCCTGAAACATGCCGCACGCGCACAATTTCGAATGCGTCCGGGATTCCCGATTTCGCCATTGGTCTACCAACAATTGCATCACCGGGGATAACGCCGGTCCCGATGTCACCGACAGGCCCGAGTAACTTGAATTGGATGATATCGCGCGTCGTTTTTCCCGTATCTCCCGCCGCCCAGACATCGACCGGATGATCGAAGCGCCGCCCTTCCCACCATTCGGGGTACTGCCCGGTGAGATGCAGCGTCGTCTCGTAGGCTCCCACGGACTCGGTTTTCCCAACACGGTTCGCGGCCAACAATAGGCGTTCGCGATCGATTTTACCGCGCCTGAAAAACTCGGTGTGTTTCGTGTAGAGTTCACGCCTAAGTGGTCCCTCGTCGGGATAGTAGGAATCAATTTTCCGTCGCCTCTTCCGTCGCGCCTTCTCTTCCAGGAGCTTCACCAGCTCCATCTTTTCCGAGTAGGAGAGCGAGCCTTTCATCGAGCTGCGCCTCTGTCATCTGGCTGGTTTCAATAGGTCCACCGTCGCGTCCACTCAGTTCACGTCGTTCGGTGGCGTATTCGGGACGCGCTCCCTTGATTAGGAACATCAGTAAATTATCGGAATATTTCTGGATTTCTCCGACGCGCTGCCCCTGCTGGTACACCGGATCGGTAACACCTTCCACCGCGCGTCGTCGCGCTTCGGCTATCATCATATCGATGGCCTCTTCCCGCGCATCTTCCAGAGCCTGGGCGAATTGTGAGTCCGTGTGTTTCAGCTGGTAGCAGCGCGTGCGATTCAGCCCTAGGCGCTGGCATGAGTGCGTGATATTTCCAGTTTCGCGCACGTCCTCGATGAGCGCCAGTTTTCGTTTCGGTGTCCATGTTCCAGGTCCCATATCAGTTGCTCCCACGATCCAGGGGCAGAGGATCGTCCTCCACCTGGGGTTTCCCGCCTGTCTTTTTTTCGATCAGGCCAGTATGCGGAGAGACCAGCGCACCAATGCCCGTGACCACCCCGACTATTTTCAGTTGGAGATCCGAGTCAATGTCCACTCCGGACCATCGTGCCAGGCATGTGGCTATGATCGACACAGCCAGACCTACGAATGTAGGGTCCAGCCAATAGGGTTTCCCCGACTGGCTACCACGGCGGTAGTAAACCAGTAGGTCCAGCGCCTTCGCCAATAGGTTCCACATCAGTTTTTCCCTTCCACATGCTAGGGCATTCCACCCGGCGAGGGATGCCCGCTATACGGCATCCCAGCCCCATGTCACCACCTCCACGTCCACCGCATTTGGATCGCCCCGTTCCCGTCTCCGGCAACCGAACACCCCTCACCGAACCCATTGACCCCGGTCCAAAACCATCCGGGCGGGTCAATCACTGGGTCGATACGGTAGGGTCCGCGCTGGTTGCCTCGGTTGTCGTTGTGGTTGCAAGAGCGGCGGAGTCCTGTGCCTGATTGTACGTCTCCCAGGTGGAGACCAGGATTTCGTAGGCGGCCTTCAGAACGGACTCATTCCCCGCACTCGGATCGGCCTTGTAGGCGGCCAGCGCGGCCTTGGCCTTGGCAATCGCGGGAACGGCGGCATTGTCAGCGAGGGTATAGAGCGCACACACGTCCTGGTCGAGAACCCCGAACTTGCAGGACAGTCCGATTCCGACCTTGCCCAGTTTCTCCAGGGTCGATACCGCGGTGATGCTGCCCTCGGTCAGCTTGACCCAATCAACGGATTCAATTTTGGTCTGGACGGCGGTCACGGCCGTGTCGACAGAGGTGCAACCGGGAATAAATGCGAACGCCAAAATTGCCGCCAAACACGTGATTCCCATTCTCTTTTTCATGGTCTTGCCTTTTTTGTTTTGGTTCGTTTCATTTTTGAATCTGAACCTCTATGCCCATGTATCTCGCCAACATCCCCCCGAGCGCCGCACCGATCACGATCAGGGCAGGGGACATGGCGACGAGCGCCTTGGCGAACTTCCCGCGCATGGCTCCGCATGACGTGCAGCGGTTGACCACGGCGTCATATAGATACCAGGTCTGTTGCTGGACGCTGAGCGTCTCCCAGGTATCCCGGCTCATAAGTCCAAGGTCATTCGGCTGCATCGCCTTCCCCTTCGGTTGACACGTGATCCCCATTCTCTTTTCCACGGTCAACCTCCAATGTGAGTTTTCAGTTCGACAGATGATGCAGTGCGGCGGGCATTCTGGACACGATGTCCACCACAACCGCCACCGCGTCGCACAGTCGGGAGTGGTCGTGACACACCTGGTCCGTCATGACACGGCCCCCTCGTCGTCGTGGTCATGGTCCGTGTTGTAGAACCGAATCCTACCCACCTGACCTACGAAA